CAAACTGACGAATTGGGTCAAAAACGATCTTCTCAAGAATGTGACACTGAATTTTTATCTTCAGGAAATACTGTAGTTGATACTGGGATTATTGAATTTTATAGAAATTCAAAGGCTAAAGATCCAGTAGAAATTCGTGGTATTGATCAAGGTTATTGGATTTGGGAATACCCAGATTACAGTAGAAATTATATAGTGTGCGCAGATGTTGCCAGAGGTGACGGTGCAGATTTTAGTGCATTTCATATATTGGACGTTGAAACACTCACACAAGTTGCTGAGTATAGGGGTCAACTGGATACCAAAAATTATGGGAATTTCTTGGTGGAGGTTGCAACTGCGTATAATAATGCGTTATTGATTGTAGAAAATAACAATTATGGTTGGGCGGTACTACAACAGATTATTGACAGACAATATCAAAACACATTCTATAGTAGTGAAGATCTGCAATACGTGGACGTTGAACGTCAACTTAGCAACAAATATAACCGTGAAGAAAAAAAGATGGTTCCTGGCTTTACAACCAGTTCCAAGACTCGTCCATTGTTGATTTCTAAACTGGATACATATTTTAGAGAACAGTCTATAAATGTATATTCTAAACGGTTATTGGACGAACTTTCAGTGTTCATATGGAACTCCAATAAAGCCGAAGCAATGAGAGGTTATAATGATGATTTGGTGATGTCGTTGGCAATAGGATTGTGGGTCAGAGACACCGCATTGCGATTGCGCCAACAAGGTATGGATATGAACCGAAGTCTTATTAATGGAATTTCAAGAGTTTCAAATGATAAAATTTACACATCAAAAACACAACCAAATGAAACTGGGTGGTCTATGAAATTGGGACAAAACAACGATAAACAAGAAAATCTCACATGGTTGTTGTAAGTGTTTGATATATATAATATAATAAATTATGCCATCAGAAGAATTCCAAATATTAAAACAACAATCTTTATATTCACGTTTAAAGAGATTGTTTTCTACCGACGTAATTGTTCGCAATGTTGGAGGAAAAAAACTAAAAATAGTTGATACCGATCAAGTAATGTATGCGACAGACCGTAATACATTGCGCGATAGATTTAATCGTATTCGCACCAGTTCATTTAATCAATATAGCAGAGACTTTACACTCAGTTATCAAGCCGCTCGCGTTGAATTATTTCGAGATTATGACACTATGGACATGGATCCAATCCTAGCATCCGCGCTTGACATTTATTCCGACGAATGTGTTACAAAGAATGAGTTAGGAAAGATTTTGACGGTAACGACGGATGACCCTAATATCAAACAGATTTTAGAAAATTTATTTTACGATATTCTCAACATTGAATTCAACCTTTGGAGTTGGACTCGTAATTTAGTAAAATATGGAGATTTTTATTTAAAATTGTATATTAGTCCCGAATACGGAGTTTATTTGGCGGAACCTATTAGTGCGTATAATATTACCCGTGTAGAAAACAGTGACATCAATAATAAAAATTATATTAAGTTCCAAATCAATTTGCCGGAGGGTGGAAAAATTGAAGATGTTGAAAACTATCAGATGGCACATTTCCGACTGTTGAGTGATAGCAATTTCCTACCGTATGGTAAATCAATGGTTGAAGGTGCTCGTCGTGTATGGAAGCAATTGAGTTTGATGGAAGACGCAATGTTGATTCATCGTGTTATTCGTGCACCTGAAAAGAGAGTTTTTAAGATTGACGTTGGAAATATTCCACCACAAGAAGTTGATCAATATATTGAAAAAATTATCAATAAAACCAAGAAAGTTCCGTACATTGATCCAAATACCGGCGATTATAATTTGCGTTATAACATTCAAAATTTATTGGAAGATTTTTACTTACCTGTACGTGGAAGCGACAGTGGAACTAGCATTGAATCGTTGAGTGGAATGGAATTTACAGGTATTGATGACATTGAATATTTAAGAAATAAGATGTTGGCGGCATTAAAGATACCCAAGGCATTTCTTGGATATGAAGAAGATCTGAGTGGAAAAGCAACCCTTGCAAGTGAAGATGTTCGCTTTGCAAAAACTGTGAATCGTATTCAAAAAATTCTTGTAAGTGAACTAAAGAAGATTGCAATTGTACATTTATATGCACAGGGATATACGGATGAATCGTTGGTAAATTTTGATTTGGAATTAACAAATCCGTCTGTAATTCTTGAAGCGGAAAAGGTAAAAATTTGGTCTGATAAAGTGAGTTTGGCAAAAGACATGGTTGAAAATAAATTATTCAGTCGTAAATGGATCTATAATAATGTATTTAAGTTGGCAGACGATGAAGTTGATGAACAAAGAAACGATATTGTTGAAGATGCGAAAGACAATTATAGATTCAAGAAAATTGAAGAAGATGGAATGGATCCATCAAAACCGTTCAATAAAATTACCCCCGAAGAATCTGAAGAACCTTCATCCGAAGGAGATGGTGGTTCATCTGAGCCGGATATTTCCGGTGGAGAAACTCCAAAAGAAACACCTCCGGAGGCTGCTCCGACTGAGCCACCTTTGACTGAGAAGTCTACGAGACCATCTCAAGCAGGTGAACACAAGTATAGAAAAGATACTAAGTTTGGGTATGATCCGATGGGCAACAAAGAAAATACAAGAATTTCAAAAACGGATCCATTGAGATCCGCGTCAAAATCAAAGTCGGTACTAAGTTTAGAAAATCTAACAGGTCTACATGCGTATTTACAATCTCATGCAGACACCAAGAAAGATTTGTTAAAAGAAACATCATCAAAATCATTATTAGATGAATCTAACATAATAGATGAATAAATATTACAATTAAATTGATTTTATCTGGATTTTATTATATTTATAAACTAGGACAATAATATTATTATATGCAAAAAGCGAAACATTCCAAGTTTAAGAACACGGGGATATTATTTGAATTACTTGCCCGTCAAGTAACTGCTGATATTTTATCTGGTAAAGATGAATCGGTAGCGAAGAACTTGTTGTTTAAATACTTCACCGAAAACAAAGAGTTGGGCAAAGAATGGCAACTATATAATTTTCTTTTGAATGAAAAAACAAAAGATGATTTTCAAGCAGAAAAGTACGTTAATATAATTTTAAAGCAAAGAGAAAAATTGGATTGTAAAAAACTCACTGAACAAAAGTATAGTCTAATCAAGGAGATCAAAGATAGTTATCCAATTGAAGATTTATTAAAATCCAGTATTAAAAACTATAGAATACATGCTTCTATTTATAAACTTTTTGAGAACCATGTCAATTCATTTGTAAAATTTGATGTAAAAGAACTTATTCAATCACGTAACACTCTAACTGAGAATCTTTGTGGAAAGAAAATTTCAACCAAAGAATCCGAAGATGAAACGATTAATTTCTACAAACAACAAAATGAAGATATTAGGTTGTTAAGTTATAAATTGTTGGTGGATTCGTTGAATGAAAAATATAAAGATTTGGATTCTAATCAAAAGCGGTTGTTGAAAGAATATATAAACAATATCAGCAATACAAATTCTCTAAATGAATTTATTGAACTTGAAATTGTTAACATCAAGAAGACAATCGGTGAATTGTTACCAAAAATTTCAAATGACGTTGTTAAAATCAAGATAAATGAAGTTACAAAACAATTGGACGGTATAAACTGTAAGAAATCAGTTAAAGATAATCAAATTACCGTATTGTTGCTTTCACATGAACTCATAAAAGAAATCAAAAATCAACTTTAAAATACTATATAAAATATATGAAAATCAAAAAGACGACCGATAAAAAATTGATTGTGGGTGCATTAAAGGAGTTGATTAAAAAAATGATTCGTACAGAAATGGACGAAGCATCTGGAACAGGTGCTGTTGCCGGGTTTCAAACTCCGTATGCATTTTCAGGAAAGCAATCAGGTGATGCTCATAAAGACATGGGAAATGTTAAAGCCGCCACAGCGTCTACTGGATATACCCGAGTTGATGAAAGGGTTGAAAAGAAAGAAAAGATTGAAAAGAAAGAAAAGGTTGTGGATTCAAAACCGGTGCGTCCGGCTGTTAAAAAGATAGTTCCTGTTGGAAAAGAAACTAGTCCTGATGTGGTACAGGATAAAAAACACCGTGGAGTGAACAAAGATGATTTATATATTTTGACCAGAAGACATGCTATTGCAGTGTCGCAGGACGATGCAAAGTTGTCAGATCATTATCAAGCACTTATAAATTTGATAAAGGAAAAGTTGAAGAAATCAATCAACAAATAATATGTTTATTAGTTTAAAAAGATTGTTGGAGGCAGACTCAGTTCCTTCACCAAAATCGTCTGTTGGTAAATTGCCGGTCGGTACGCCGCCAGTTGGTAAGCCGCCAGTTGGTAAGCCGCCAGTTGGTAAGCCGCCAGTTGGTAAGCCGCCAGTTGCGGCGGCGCCTGATGTTTCAGTTGCTTCTGCACCCGAACCGACTACCAGTTCGCCACAATCAGATACGTCGTCTGATACTTACAATTTGAAATTTGATATTGATGATTTTGAAAATAAAATATCACAATCATCTGAAAAACTCAAGAATGATTTTAAAGATAAAATTTTGAGCAAGATTGGAAACAAAAAAATTCAAATTCGTGCTTCAAAAGGTTATGGTCAACCCGAGAAGGATTTTATCATAAATGTTGTTATGGTGAGTATTGATTTTTACTATGAAAAATATGTTGTTGTGATTAAAGGAAGAGAACCTAACAAACAAAAAGACGGAGAGTATTTTATTAAACCCCCATATGTCATAAAATTATTGGGAACTGCATCCGCTCAAACAAGCAAAAAATCTTCTCCAACTCCTGCGCCGGTAGTTCCTGATGTGACTCAAAATGTTGCGACAAAAGGAATTTAATTACTATGATCAATAAAAAATTATTAATGGATTGCATGTCGTTTGAAATAAGCCGAGATGTAATCAATGAAGCAATGAAGAAAAATGGTCCTTTTTTAGTAAAAGGAACTCTTCAACGTGCCGATGCAAAAAATCAAAACGGTCGTATTTATCCAAAACACATTCTTGAAAGAGAAGCTAAAAATTACGAACAACATTTTATTAGAGAAAGACGAGCATTGGGTGAATTAGACCACCCAGAAAGTTCCATTGTTAACTTAAAAAATGTAAGTCACACTGTAACCAGAATGTTTTGGGAAGGTGATGATTTGATGGGTGAGGTTGAAGTATTACCAACTCCAAGTGGTAACATTCTTAAAGAACTCTTTGCGTCTGGTATTCGCTTGGGTATAAGTTCCAGAGGAATGGGAAGCGTTCGCAAAAATGTACACGAATCCGCAGATGAAGTTCAAGATGACTTTGAACTAATTGCATTTGACTTCGTATCAAATCCTAGCACTAAGGGTGCATTTTTGTCACCTGACTCTGACATGTCTTTAAATGAGGGTGTGATAGTGAAACCCACAGAAACAAACAAGTGGGAAATTGTTGAAAATGTTATTCGTGACATTTTGTGTGAAATAAAATAATAATGAGTTTGACTATATAGCATATGATTTGATACTATGTTATATGGACACAACAATAAATTGGATCAAACAACATATAGTATATGGTCGCGGATTGATTTCAAAGAAATGTAAAAAAGAATGGTTTGATAAGTATAATTTTTCAAATCAATATCAAGAAATATTAAATCTTACAAATTTTTTGGATGAAATCAATCCTTCATTGCCACAAAGAATTTGGCATTTGTTAAATACCAAGTTAGAAAAAAATAAATGTAAAAATCAAGGATGTAGTAATACTACATCTTTTTTTTCTTTTAATAGGGGGTATTTAGATAACTGCGGACATAAATGTGCGCAAAAAAACACTAATACTTCAGATAAAATAAAATCTACAAATTTAAAAAAATATGGGGCGGAATATGGATTGAGTAATAAAGATGTCATAAATAAAAAAAATCAAACCGTTAAAAATAAATATGGAGTGGATAATATATCACAATTAAAAGAAACTTCGGAAAAGAAAAAACAAACATGTTTAAATAATTATGGGGTTGCGTGGATATTAATGGATTCTGTTATAAGAAGAAACGGAATGATTGAAAAATACGGAGTAGACAATAATACCAAAAGAAAAGAAATAAGAGAAAAATATTCTAAAGAAAGGCGCGAGGGGTTTTATGATTCATTATTTTCAACCAATAGATTAAATGGAAAAATAATACCATTATTCACCAAGGAAGAATATAAAGGATCAACATATGAACATATGTTTAAGTGTATAAAATGTTCAAATGAATTCATTGACAAACTTGAAGATGGAGACATTCCTCGTTGTAAAATTTGTTATCCAGTAATCGGATCCTCTCTTTTTGAAAAAGAAATAACTGACTATATTAAAACACTGCTTCCAAATGATATTGTTTTGGAAAATGATAAAAAAGTATTGAGTGGATTAGAATTAGACATCTATATTCCATCAAAAAATGTAGCAATAGAGTGTAATGGAGTATATTGGCACAGTGAAAATAGTGGTAATAAAAATAGACGATATCATATCAACAAAACAAACGAATGTGAAAAACAAAATATTCATCTGATTCATATTTTTGATGACGAATGGATAGATAAAGAAAATATCATAAAATCAAAGTTGCGTCATATATTAAATTCAAATGACGTGGACAAAAAAGTTTATGCTAGAAACTGTGTAATAAAAGAGACTACTATATCAGAAAAGAATGACTTCTTACAAAAATATCATATTCAAGGAGAAGATTATAGTCAAATTAAATTGGGTGCATTTTATGAAAATGAATTGGTCGCGGTAATGACGTTTGGAAAACCCCGTGTTGCGATGGGTCAT